GGCAATGGAGACAGAGACCATTCAAAAAAACTATAGGGGGTAAAACCAAATGTACCCATCTCACCACTGCCTACAAACCCTCTTAAAACCAATGGTAATAAGGAATACAGGCTATTTTTGCCGATTTGCCGATTTAAAACGAAAGGTACATTTGGGTTAATTTCAGGTTAATTTTAAAAGAGAAATTAAATTTCGCGGCAAGCGAACAGACAACGGCGAGTGGGTATATGGATACCATTTTAAAACGCCATTGACGGCAGAATATAATATCGAAGTTGAGAATGGAGCATTTTTCGACAGCGGGCTATCAGAACGAAGAAATGTGATTGCCGACGACAACGGTGTTGTATTTGAAGTAATCCCTGAAACCGTCGAGCAGTTCACCGGGCTGCGCGACAAGAACGGCAAGGAAATCTACGAGGGGGATATAGTAAGGATTAACACGCATTTTTGGAGCCTTGTTTCCGATGACTTTGAGTATAGATATGACGATGAGAGGGGACACGCGTTGTACGTTGTAAAGTGGGATGAGAGGTACTGTAAATTCTTTATTGCCTTTGAAAAATGCACAAAAATAGAGCCTAAATGCAAAATACTTAACGTTCACTCACACCATAAAGTAATCGGCAACATTCACGACAACCCCGAACTAATTAACCATAAAGAGACCTTTTAAAATGACACAATACGAGCTGCAACAATTGAGTAGGGTGTACTACACGCCGTCGGGAACTTACGAGTACTACGACCCCAAGAGCGACACCTTTTATAACGCAACAGGGCAGGAGCTGTGCAACCCTGACGAGTACGACCCGCGCCACGAGGGATACACTCCATTTGGTGATGAGTAAAATTATGCTGACAAAAAGTTTACATATAAAGCTAACCGCGGGGCAGGCTGCCACGTTTAAGGTGGTGGTGGAGCAGCTAATTACGATACCAGCCAGCAGCGAGCTTGCGCTTGAGGCTATGGTGCTGGCGGAGTGGTACAGGCGCAACGCGGGTAGGTTTGTGTTGATACCCGAAACGCTACGCCTGACGTTCACGCCCTCGCAAGCCTACGCGCTCAACAGGCTGATGAAAACACAGCCGCTGCACTGCGAGGCGGCTACCAACGTGGCACGCGCACTAATCGGAGTTATTGACCCAAAGTTGTAATGTATGACAACCTACCTACTTACATCTACCAAGTGGAGCGGTGAAATAGAGCTGCGCTACGATGATGACGGCTACTTGCTGAGCTACGACAACCGCGCGGGGCTGGATGACAGGCAGCGCTACTGGTTTCTCGACAACATGCCGCGTGAGGTTATCACGCTGCAAAACTTGGTGGCTGCCGCCACAACCGCCAAGCTCACAGAGGTGAAAGTTGAGGTAACCTTTGAGCTATTTTGGAGTAGGTACGATGACAAGGTGAACAGCAGCAAAAAAAGAGCCGAGGCGAAGTGGCGACAAATGAGCAAGGGCGAGCAGCTGCGGGCGTACATGCATATACCGCGGTACTTCGCGAATATACCGCATGGCACGCGCAAAAAGTTCGCTGAAACGTATTTAAATGCGGAATTGTGGAATAACTAATAAATATTGAACTATGGAACTAAATCAATTTTTAGAAAAATTTTGCCCGAGGTATGAGCAGTACAAAAAACATGTTTTTCATGTTTGCGGCTTTAATGAAACAACAGAACAATTAAACATTGCACTGTACATTTGCATATATCATCCCCAAGCCCATGTTGAAGCCCTGCAAAACTTTACAGACAAGATTTTGGAGGCACAGATACAACTTTGTGCAGAAATTATTACAGAAAGAATTGACGACCACGAATGCGAACCATTTGAGGACGGCATGTATGTTACTGCGGGCGATATGTATTATGCTGGGCGACCAAAAATCGAAGAGCTATGAAAACAATACACCTGCCGTTGTATGCTATCTATTACGACCTAATCGAATGCGGCAAAAAACGTGCGGAGTATCGCAAGATTACTCCGTTTTGGCAAAAAAGAATTTGCCAAAGATACGGGCGCAACTGTGGCGCAACGTGCCGCGGGTGTATAATTTTTACGCCCAAACCCTACACGCGTGTTTGCTTTCGGTACGGCTACACCAAGCGTACAATGTTGTTCCATTTAGCCGCCATTAAGGTAGGTAAGGGGCGCGCAAATTGGGGTGCGCCCAGCGAGGAAGATGTATTTATTTTTAAACTTGGCGAGCGAATTTAGGCACTGCAAAAAATACAAACAAAATGATTATAGCAATTGACTTTGACGGCACGATTTGCCGAGGCAAGTACCCGAACATTGACGGGCTACAGCCCGATGCTCGCAAGTACATTAACCTGCTGTACCACGATGGGCATTATATAATTATATGGACGTGCCGCACAGGTGAGCGGCTGCTGGAGGCTATCAACTTCTTGCTGGAGCAAGACGTAAAATTTAACCGCGTGAACGCTAACCACCCCGACAATGTTGCTGAGTACGGCGGGACCGGGCAAAAGGTGTACGCCGATGTGTACGTGGACGATAAGCAGGTGGGCGGGTTGCCACTGTGGGCGGATGTTTACGAGTATGTGTGCCAGCAAAGCAAACGGCAATAAAAAGAGCCTTGCCGAATTGTCGAACAAAGCCCCAAGCCGTGGAGAAGCTGTGGTGCAAAGGTAACACAATTTGGCAAAATAACAAATGGCTTACAACAAAATCAACAAGCTCAAACAAATAGTATGCGTGCAGGAGTACGCGCTACAAGAGCGCCAGCGTGGCATGAGGGTGGATGCCATTTACCAAAGAGTAGCCACGCTGCTACCCTTTAGCCGTAGCACTTTCGACCTGTACATGCAGCACAATGCCCGCGAGGCACTTACGCAGTGCGGTGTAGATTGGCGAGAGGTGGTGGCAAACAGCGAGTTGCTTAAAACCCTACGGCAGCAATAGAAAACCCCCGATTGTATGAAGTCGGGGGTTTTTTGTATATTTGCCAAAACAATTAAGTTACCTGTTATGCAAAACAAATTTCCTGTTATCAAGGCGCTGGGTGGAATTTTTAGATTTTTTGGTTGGCTTGCCGCCGGCATTGCGGTCATTGTGCTACTCGTTGGCTTCGTAACGTACAGAAGCGCTGACTACTCAAAAGAAGAAGCTGAGGGTATAAGCCTTATGCTTGTTGGGCTATGGATGCTCATTAGTGGGCTGCTGTCAGTGGCAGGTGGTGAGCTGCTGAAGCTGCTTCTGGCAATGGAAAACCATCTATCAGAAACTCATCAGCTGCTGTTTAAGCAGTGGACACAGAGCTTAGACAATAAGAGTAAAGAGGCTCATTAAAGCCTCTTTACTCTTGCTGATAGCTATCGCTCACTACGCCCTGCCACTCCTGCTCTATCACCAGCAGCCCGTTATCTTCACGCCGCACAGCTTCGTTTTTTAGCGCAGTTCCTGTCAGGTATTCGCCCTCCAGCTCCCAAAGTGCCGAGCGTACTCGTTTGGCTATGCTAAGGCTACTTTTGAGCGGGATGAGCGCAGGGGCGTTTTTCAACACCTTGCTGTTGTCGTAACTTTTCACCCAAATTTCAACGCCAAAGTGTACAACGTTGTGAGCATGTCCAAGCGATAACTCCAACGGGTCTATGCCTTGCATTTCGACCACGGCGATTGGGTAAACGTTCACCTTTTCGGAGTCGTGCGGTGCTATGTCCACCATTGCCATGCCCTCCACTTTGGAAAGCGCAGCGCTAACATCAATGTATGCTTCTACCATTTAACTACCATTTAAACGCTTTGTAATAACCTCACCTATCTTTTTCTCAAGCTGAGCGGACTTGCCTATGAACTGTCGCTTTTTCATGGTAAAGCCTTTACCGCGCCCGGCATGCCCGCCCTCGTTGTGTACCTTGGCGTAGGGCTTATCGCTTTTGATGGCAACAGCCCGACCTTGACGCCTATGCTCAATGCTGCGCCCGAGGTCGCCCTCGCCTGTAAGTATCTTGCGCCGCGAAATCGCCTTTTTGTTGCGCGGGTGGGTACAGCGTTTTACGTCAGCCCACTTGTCAAGATTTTGGTCAGTAAAACCCTCGTCCTGAAAGCTCTTTTTGTAGTGCCTGACGGCTTCAGCACCAACAATGTCGTAAACATCGCTACCCACCATTTTTTGCAATTTTCTGATTTGGGCAAATAAATTTTTCATTAAATGCTTGCTTTTGGAGTAAAAAAGTATTACTTTTGCAAAGCAAAAGTAGATGTAGCCTTTTGTTTCAGCCCTGGACTTTTAATTCTCGTGTGATGGACAAAAGGCTACTTTTTTCTTGTCTTATTGGTGCAGGAGTACAGCAAATGCTCGCCTGTTATCAATTCCCTAACTACTAAGTAAACTCGTTGTCCATTGACCTCAACGGTAAAGTAGTGATACCCGCTTACCATTGGGTTGTACTCGTTCTGTTCAGCCGAATAGAAGTATGTCGCTTCTTTACACACCGTTTCAATATCGTACAGCAGCAAATTTTTATGACGATAAACGTTAGTATCACATGGTTGATTGGCAAATTCCTCCACGCACCTGCTATTCATTGATACGCTTATTTGCTTCCCATCTTTTCCCCGCATAAGCATTGTTACCCCTTTCAAATTTTCCTTACCCCACTTAATAGCCTCGTTGCGCTCCAGGTTTATCAACTGTTTTTCCACCCATTCGCTACACCGCTGGCTGGTAGCCTCAATGTAGGGGTGGCTATCGCTAAACAATTCGCCTGTTATACCGGGATTGCCGTCTAAGCCTGCTGAGGGGTCTATACGCTTATCGGTCATGTCGGCGGGGTCGGCAGTTTCCTCCCAATCGCACATGCACCCCCACAAGCAACCCGGATAGTTCTTTTTCCAATGTGGATGATTTTTAGGCCACACTTTGTACCAAAAGGCTTGATGCTCAAGTCGGGGGTTGACAGCGCGACTTGGCAGCCAGCGCAGGTTAGGCAAGGCTTTTTTGTTCGCTTCAAATGCGCTCCACTGCCTGCCTGTTCGGGCTTGCGCTATAGCGGCATGCTCCTCTACACGTCCCCATGCCTTATACTTTTGGTTAACTTTTCCAGCAATGGCTTTATACTCCTCCCACTCACGCACAACGCTGTCAGCATTGGCGCGAGCGCGGCTCAGCTCCCGTTGCCACTTGTCGGCTTTGTAGGCTGCAAAGCGGTTGGCGTTGAGTACAAGCCGCTGCTGCAGGTCGTACAGTGGGTGTCCAAAGTGTACGTTGGGGAATACGCTCGTTACCGCCTTTCCCAAGCGTGTAGCGGTGTAGCCGTACAGGTTTTTATCAAGTTTGTTATTCGTACCCGCAAATACGTTTACCAGCGCATCGGGCAGGCTGTTGGCAAGCGTAAATTCAACGCGCTGCAACATATCGCGACTGTCGCAACCGCACGCCTTGGGGTGAAAGTATAGGTGGTTCAACTTTACCGTTAGCCCTTCCAGCGAAGGGCTTGCGCGAAAAAATCGCCTACCAGCTGAAAAAAGTTTTTATTTGGCACAGGTGGCACGAAAGGCAGGTATTCGCTCAACTCAGCCTCCTTTTCCTTTTTGTCCTTTGGTGTCTGCTGCTCCTCCTTTTTTGCCTTTGCCTCAGTGGGTCGAGGCTTGTTATAGGTGTCATACCAATAATCATCAGGCAATGGTGCTACGGCGTGAAAGCGCTCATCAAAGTCAAACATTTCCTTAATGCTCATGCGCTCGCGCTCAAAGGCAAACCAGCCACCCTCCACTTTAAAGCCAAACGCCTGCAGCACCTTTATAAAGTCGTTGTTGAGCACCGACATCAGCATAATACGGTCGCTGTCGGCTATGCGCAGCTCGCTCTTTTCGTGTACCTCGCCCTTGTAGTTGCCACCTTTAGCGTCCATCGTCATGGTGTTTCCTAAGAATGCCTTGCTCACCTGGTCATCACACATTAGCCCCAGGTTTTGAAACATCTCGCTGATGGATGAGTTTGCCTTGGTTTCGAGAATTTCCAAGTTTGCCAATTCGGGGATAACCGCCCAAGCTGCCCGCCATGCATTGCGCATCATATCCTCTAACTGCTTGCGAACGGCGGGGTCGTTGCCGCTGTAGGTAACCTTTTTAAAGGGGAAGCCACATACTTCGTTAAGCGTTGCCCAATCCTGAATGGTATTTTTTTTGTAGATAACGTAAGGAGCTACACGGGTAAGCAAGCCAAAATCATTTGGCTCGCCCGCCTCTACCACGTAGCTCCACGTTGGCGCTTCTCGGTAACTTGCCCCCACGTCATCGGTAACGTTTTTTACCACCTGTCCCCGCTCCGGGCGCACGTTGCGACGGTCTATGAGGTGGTACTTACACTCGTTTTCAGTTAGCACCTCAAAATATAGCAGTGAGTGCCCGTGAGGTATGCACATTAAAATATCGCGGCACATGCGGCGAAAAAACGGCTGCCGAATAACGTAGTACAGCTGCTCGTTTTCCTTGCCGTCTTTGTTGAAAAACTTAACATCAGACGAAAGCACGTTGAGTATGCGCTTCTCAATGGAAGCCGACACGTGCGGGTCAAGCACAGGTTCGGCGTGCAAGTCATACAGCAGCTTGCGCCTTGGCGTGGTGATGCTCTCGGCGGCACGCAGGGCATCGCGCCACTTGCCTATGCTGGTTATTTGACGGTCAACACTTGCTATCGTGTAGTTGACAATCTCTATGGGTTGCTGCTTTTTTGCCATTAAAAAATCCTTTCGCTATGTCCGTACTTAATGTATGTATTTTCTGCGCCACCGCTTTTTGGTGCGTTGGGTATTACCATCGCCCCCTTAGCAATTTTGCTCAACAGCTCCATGCTGTACTCATAGGCATCGGCTACTGTGGCGGGGTAGTTTTCGAGTACTGCCATTACCTTGTAGCGAGCGATATCGGTTGCAATATCTCTCACCATTGCATTACGCTCCTTGCCGCTTGCTGTTAAAATGCTATCGGCATCATACTCGGCTGCAAGCAGGTGGCTACGCACAATCTCAACAGCAGCCTCTATGCTGCTGCTCACATGCTCCTCGTCGTCGCGGGTTATGGCATCTATCAGCTCCTCGTAGAGCTTAAATTTCAGGTCGCTTTTTTCTATAAACATTTTAATACCTGTTGTTCCGATACTCAAACCCCCACGTTGGCGGGTTTTTATGAATAGCGGGCTTGTTTAGCTTTGCAATAGCCGACTGCAGGCAGTCGGGACCGTCATCGTTAGCCTTGCTGCCTTTTTCAAATGCCAGCAGCTGGTCAATGAGCGTGCTTTGGTCGGGCTGGTCGCGCTCCTCCTCGTTGAAGTACACGTTACCGCGCTCAAAGTGTCCGCCCATGCTCTCCACACGGTCGTACTTGCTGCCTTTTGGCTCTCTATCAGCTACCACAGGCACGTAGTAGCCGCGCTGTTCGCCCTCAGCGTCGAAGTCGCCTACGAATTCGTCCTGCGCAAACAAGCCCTCAATGAGGTAGCGAATGTTATACTTTTGCAGCTTGCGCCGTTCGTAGAGGTCGTATAGCCACTCGGCAGCCATTTTGCGCGAAGCGCGGCGCACAAAGGAGTGTATCACATGGAACTCCTTACCGATTTTGCCGACGAGTAGCAGTGCTTTGTAGTCGGCTTGGTCTTTGTAGGACAGGTCGCCGTAAAGCATCAGCTGCTCGTACTTGTCGAGCGGTAGCATTTTTTTCCAGCGCAGGTGCTCGTACTTAAAAATGTTACCGTCCTCAATGTGCGTGTGCATATACTCGCGCATGAACGAGCGATAGGGCTTGTCAAAAAACATGCTACGCCAATAGTCGGCACTTGTTTTTTCAGGCCATTCAGGCTCAAATGTTGCCAAGTCCTTAACCGCCTTAACCGATAGAATACGGTAACGGCTCTTGCGCCCTTGCTCCTTTGCCTCCTTAATTTTTTGGGCAAACAGCAGCTTCAGGCGGTTGGTAATGGAGCTCTTATGAAAGTTGTTGTTTGCAAAAACGAAGCGTTGTATAGCACCGTCCCTGCTGTCAAAGCACCCCCATAGGGAGTCGGTAATCCAGTCCACATAGCGACGCATAAGGCGGTCGTTGTTCACGTGTTCGGGATTGTCCACGTCATCTACCACTATGTAATCGGGTCGGCGTGCCCCCTTGCGCACACCGCGGGGGCTTTGCCCTATGCCAAGGCTCTTAAACTTTACGCCGTCGGTGGTGGTAAAGTTGCCCTTACTCCAGTCGCCATACTTAAACTTTTCGCCGTAGTCGTGCATAAACCGCTCGTTGAACTGCAGGTTTGCCTGTATGTCGCCCAGCAGTTCGCAGGCTTTCTCCTCCGTTTCGCCCACCAGCAGCATGTAACGCAGCTGCCCTTTAACCATTAAAAACAAGGGAACGCCAAGGTCTGCGTGTACGCTCTTTGCTCCACTGCGATATATTTCCAGCAAAATGGCGATTTCGATTGCCGAAAGTAAATCAGTAGCCAACTTTTTGTGAAACCATGCGCAGGGTACTTCGGCGTAGTCAGGAAAGTAATACTCGAACCAGCCTGCGTATGTTTTTTCAAGGCGCAAGCGACGTTCGCGCTTGTCAGCCTCCGTATCGAAAGGGTTGATAAGTCCCGCAAACTCCTGTATGCGTAGCGTTTTTTGCCGAAAGCGCTCGACAGCATCCTTGTCTATTTTCTTAACCGCTGCCATTACTTGGCGGTTAGCTTTGTTTCCAAAAATTCAAGCATGAGCGGGCTAAACATGCTTGCCTCTTTGGGGTGTAACCTTGTCAAGTACTCTACAAAGTCATCAAAACACTCTACATACACGTGTACGGGGTTGTCGCTAAGGCTCTCTATTTCGCGCAGTATGGTTGCCTTGGCATCGCTTTGCGCTTTCGTAATAACACCTTTACCAATAGCCTCGTTAAGTGCGCGTAGCTGCTTGTAGGCGTCGGTCAGCAGGCTTTTGCGCGATAGCGAGGTGTTATCGCGCAGCTCCTCCCAGCTCCCTTTTTTCACCCAGTTGCTCACCGTTTTTTCGCTTACGCGTAGCGTTGCCGCTATGTGCTTTTGCGTGCTGTTGCCCTGCATGTACATGGTGTAGGCAACATTCTTTTTGTCGGCTATGCTAAGGCTATCGCTCATGGTAAAAGAGAATTTGTTATGCAAAGGTGGTTTTTGAGGGGTGGTATTACAAGTTTTTCCCCAACGGTTGGGATTGTATCCCCAACGGTTGGGGAAAAATTTGTATCGCAGGTGCTTCCTGCGCACATTTGCATTGTTTTTGTCAAACCTTTGAGCGAATGAAATTTTTAGTGTCAGATGAGAGCTTAAACAGACAGGGTTTTCGCATACTAACTGCGGGCATTGACACCGCGCAGTTTGAACGCAATCCTGTTATGCTGTACGACCACGAAAGAAGCCGACTACCAATAGGTAGCTGGAAGTTGGAGCGTGAGGGTAATAAGCTGTACGCTGTGGCTACATTTGATGAAAAAGATGACTTTGCGCTTTCCATTAAAAACAAGGTAGATGGCGGCTTTATCCGCATGACCTCCATTGCTGCCATGCCCATTGAGGTGAGCAGCGACCCTACGCTAATGCTGCCGGGTCAGGAACTGCCAACCGTTACGCGCTGCGAGCTGCGCGAGATAAGCATTGCCCCCTTTGGCGCAAACTACAACGCCCTAAAACTGTGCGACATGGCTGGTACTGAAATTCAGCTGAGTGAATTTTCCAAAAATCAACTTTTAAAAGACAACAAAATGAACACTTTAAAGGACACGCTAAGCGCAACCTTTGCGCTAAAGGATGCCTCCGAGGCTGACATTGTGAGGCACGTCATCACGCTGAGCGAACGCAGTAAATCGCTGGAAAGCGAAAACGCAACGCTCAAAAGCGAAAATGAGCGTATGAAAACAGAAGCCGCCAACGCCGAAAAGGAGGTGCTGTTGAGCGATGCCGAAAAGGCAAAGAAAATCACGGCAACCGAAAAAACGGCACTCATTAAGTTGAGCGTGGAAGATATTAAGGCTGTGCTTGCCGAGCGCAAGGGTGCTGTCAACCTCGGCGAGTTCGCCAACAGCGAAAAGCCCGATGCCAATAGCCCGCTGTTAAAGTTAAGTTGGCGCGAACTCGACCGTAGCGGTAAGCTGGAGGAGGTAAAGCAAAAGTACCCTGACTACTTTGCCGAACTCAAAAAGCAGCACTTTGGCGTGTAGTGATTTTGAAAGTACGTTTATGAAGGGCACTATAGCGTGTCGTTAAAGAAAGGGTGGAATATGCTGTACACTACAGAAACAGAAACAAGGACACTTGATAAATATGAATATACCACCAAACCTGTAAGCGGCGTGAAGTGGTATTTTAATGATGACTTTGATGCTCTTAGAACTGCTTCTGAAGCAAAGTCAAAAGCACGTAACGGCAGCTTGAAACAGTATTTTTTTAAGAAGTAACATAAGCTGCTCCCACGTAAAAGCGGAATTACTAATTCCGCTTTTTTTGTGGGGTGTGTGCGGTAGGGGCAAATGGAAAAATTATTGTATATTTGCGGAAAAATAAAAAACCCGGCTTCATCATCGAC